GGTGTAAGTAATTTTAATGATTATCTTGACCACTATACAGAAGATAACCCTGTATCTAAAATGGAGGGTGGTTACATAAGAAGTGATACTGGACAGGCTTATACATCTGATGGTTCAGCAGGAACTTATCACACTTATGGTAGTTCATTTACGACAAATGATGTAATAGGAGTTGCCATTGATGTAGACAAAGGAGCAATGTGGATTTCTAAAAATGGCACTTGGCAGAACTCAGCAACAGCTAGTGAGATAGCAAATGGTGATACAAGTAATTCATTAAGAACAGGAATAAAAGGTCCACTTATTATTGTAAATTATACACACAGTGGAACCACTGTAGATTATAATTTTGGTCAGAGAAGTTTTTCATATACAGCACCAACAGGATATAACTCTACTCAACAGGACAACTTGCCAGAAACAGCTAAAGGTGTAAGTGGATTAGTGTGGACGAAGAACAGAGATGCCACAGATAGTCATCAATTATATGATAGTTCACGAGGCAAACAATTAGTTTTTGCATCTAATACTACAGCAGCAAGTACAACAGTTGCAGATGGATTACAAAAGTTTTTAGCTGGTGGACAACAAATTGAAGATGATGTGTCAATTAATACAAGTGGCGAATCGTATGTTAGTTGGAACTGGGTAGCAAATGGAGGAAGCACTAGTTCAAATACTGATGGTTCAATTACCTCAACTGTTCAGGCGAATACTAGTGCTGGATTTTCTATTGTAGAATATACTGGAAATGGTGGAAATGCGGCAGCCACAATCGGTCACGGATTATCGTCAGCTCCTGAGTGGATGATGGTAAAGTTTAAAGATTCTGTTGCAGCTTGGAGTGTTTATCATAAATCAGTAGGTGCTACAAAAAGATTACAATTAAATTCAACTACTACACCACTAACAGATGCAAATATTTTTAACAACACAGAGCCAACCTCAACTGTGTTTTCTGTTGGTAGTAGTTTAAATCAAAGTAGTGTATATAATTTTATTGTTTATTGTTGGCATGGAGTTGATGGCTTTAGTAAATTTGGAAAGTATACTGGAAACGGCAGTACAGATGGTCCGTTTGTGTACACAGGATTTAAACCAGCTTGGTTTTTAGTAAAAAGAAGTGATACAGCAAATGATTGGGAGTTATTTGATTCTGTAAGAAATCCATTTAATCCAGTGGACAGAAGGCTTTATCCTAATTTAACTAATGTAGAAGCAGTTGGTAGTACATCAGATATTTTTGATTTTACAGCAAATGGTTGTAAGGTTAGAGAAGATAATCCAGCTATCAATACAAGTGGTGGTACATATATTTATATGGCATTTGCTGAACATCCATTCGTTGGGGACGGAACAAACCCTGTGACGGCGAGGTGATATGCCTCTTATTCGTATACCCTTTAAAGGGGGTTTTAATAAACAAATAACAAAGAGTGAGGCATCTAATCAATGGACAGATGGTGACTTTGTTCGTTTTCGTTATGGCGAACCTGAAAAGATTGGTGGGTGGCAACAAGCAGTATCCACAACAATTCCTGGTGTCGCAAGAGCTACACATATTTGGACAGATAAAGATGGAACAGAATATATAGCCATTGGCACAAGTAAAGGTCTGTTTTTATTTTATGGATCTGCAATTTATGATATTAGTCCACTTGAAACAGCTATCACCGGTTTGACTTTTACCTCTACAAATGGGTCAGCAACAGTAACTGTCAATAAAACTTCTCATAATTTAACAGCAGGTGAGTTTGTTGTATTCTCATCAGTGACGATGCCTGGTAGTGGTACAGGATTTACAGCCGCTAATTTTACTGACAACCCTTTTCAAATTATTACAGCAGCAACAAACAGTTTTACAATCACTATGCCCTCAAGTGAATCTGGTGCGGGAATTACTGCAGCAGGTTCAGGATCAGTGCAAGCTTATGTAGGAGTAGGATCAGCTACACAGACTCTTGGTTTTGGTTGGGGTACAGGTGTTTGGGATGGTTCAAATGGTTGGGGTTCGGCAACTGCCGCCTCTGCTACAAGTCTTGAGCCAGCTAATTGGTCATTAGATAATTATGGAACAATATTGATAGCTACGATCAAAAATGGTGGTACATTTGAATGGAATCCTACAAGTGGTGTAACAACTAGAGCCACCTCTGTAACAACGAACCCTACTGCTAGTGTTATGACAATTGTATCAGACACAGATAGGCATCTGATTCACTTAGGCACAGAAACAACTATTGGTAACATAAATACTCAGGATAAAATGTTTATTCGTTTTTCAGATCAAGAGGATAGAACAGATTATGTTCCTGTCTCTACCAATACAGCTGGAACATTTCAATTAGATAGTGGTTCAAAAATAGTAAGTGCAGCTAGAGGTAAAGATTACATATTTGTTGTTACAGACACATCGGCTTACATTATGCAGTTTGTTGGTCCACCTTTTACTTTTTCAATAAGACAAGTAGGCTCAAACTGTGGAGCTATGTCACAACACTCCTTAGTGCATGTTGATGGTATAATGTATTGGATGGGTAAGTCTGGTGGTTTCTATGCCTATGATGGTGGTTCTGTTAAAAAACTAACTTGTTCTGTAGAGGATTTTGTTTTTACAACTCAAACCTCAGATGATTTAGGATTTAATTTTGGTCAGAGTGAACAAGTCTTTGCCGGATATAATACTTTATTTACAGAAATCAATTGGTTTTATTGTAAGGATGGTTCAACACAAATTGATAGATGTGTAACTTTAAATTATAGAGAAGGTCTATGGACAACAAGCTCTCTGGCTAGAACTGCTTACAGTGATAAGTATGTATTAGATAATCCATATGCTACAGAATATAGCACTACAGGTTTACCATCTGTGTCTATAAATGGCATCACAAATGAGTTTGGTGCAGCGACTCTATACAAACACGAAACAGGGAATAATCAACTTGATGTATTAGGTAACAAAACTGCGATTAATGCGTTTATTGAATCAGGTGATTTTGAAATGCCTATGGAAGGTAGTGCAGGAGAATTTTTTGTTAAGATAAGAAAGATAATACCTGACTTTGGTAAGCTTGATGGAAACGCTCAAATTACAATAAACCTTAAAGACTTTCCATCAGAGACAGAAGTGTCTTCACCACTTGGACCTTTTACTGTTACATCAAGCACAAAAAAAGTTGACACAAGAGCAAGAGGTAGGTTAGCATCACTCAAAATAGAAAACACATCAACTGATGAGTCTTGGCGATTTGGTGCTTTTAGAGCCGATGTGCAACCTGATGGGAGAAGATAATGGTAAAAAAAGATCCAAAAGTAGGAACAGGTAAAAAGCCAAAAGGTAGTGACCGAAGACTTTATACTGATGAAAATCCTAAAGATACTGTAAGTATTAAATTTGCCACACCAACTGATGCTAGAAAAACTGTGGCTAAGGTAAAAAAAATAAAAAAACCTTATGCACGAAAAATACAAATACTTACTGTTATGGAACAACGAGCAAAAGTTATGGGTAAGACTCAAGTTGTTAGTATTGCAAAAAAAGCAAAGGAATCTTTGAAGAGAGAGAGAAAAATTGGCTAAAATAAATATACTCATACCAGAACTTAATGATGATTATGTGGTACAAAACCAAAGACAAATAACTTATGGCATTGAAACATTAGTAAATCAGTTAAATTTTGCCTATCAAAATGATTTAAAGAATGAACAAGATGCCTTTAACTTTTTTATGAGCTAATGACAATACAATATAAAAATCAAGGGTTTTCACTAACAACAACTGGCACGACAAGTGTATTAACTGCACCAGCTAATGGTCGTTGTTTGGTTAAACAAATACAAGTACATAATGGCTCATCAAGTGGTACAGTAAATTTAGCAACACAAGTTACAGACACAAGTGCATCAACCACATTTAGAATTGATAATGCGGCTATTGCCTCAAATACGACACGACAGATTATATCACAGACACTAGTGTTAGAAGAGGGTGACATTTTAAAAATGACGGCAGGCACGGCTAATGAAATACAAGGTATAGTGTCATATGCACTGCTTGATCGCTCTCAAGAAAACGGATAATTTGTTTGCAATTGTTTAAAAATATTGGTATTTAGAATTATGGATATAATACA